GTAAACTCTGATTTATCCGAAATGTCCGAATTTGTCCCGATTCTAAATGATAACAAAACGGACATAACGGAAATGCAACCAGCTTTGGGCAAGGTATCGTCGGAAAAAATGGGGGCCGTGTTCGGTAGCCCTACTCCGCGGGTTTTTAGCCCCATCCAAGAGGGATCGCTGGACCGTGTGGTCGACGCGCTGCAATTTGCCGAGGAGATAGACATACAGCTCATGCCGTGGCAAAAGAACGCCTTAGGCGAGATCTTGAAGATTAAGGACGGGCGCTGGGTATCTAGGCAAGTCTGCTGTATCACCGGACGTCAAACGGGCAAAACCTTTTTAGCAGCTTTACGGATACTAGCAGGTATCTACCTCTTTGGCGAAAAGGACATAATCTTGATGGCGGTCAATAGAAAACTATCCCTGATTACATGGCGCCATATAGAGTCGCTAGTGCGCAACCATCTACGATTGAAAAGCGAGCACCTAGCGACATATACCACCAACGGAGCGGAACGGATTCTCTTTAAGAACGGGGCGCAAGTGAGCGTGGTGGCCGCTACGCCTAATGGTGCGCGCGGCATGAGCGCTGACTTCCTCTTCATTGACGAGTTACGCGCGATTGATCAAGGCACCTACGACGCGGCTATTTATACGACCAATGCGAGGCGCGCCCAAGTACTCAGCGTATCAAATGCCGGTGACAGAACGAGCACCGTACTTAATTCGCTACGGGAACGGGCTTTATCCGGTGCCAGTCCTGCTTTAGCGTGGCTAGAGTGGAGTGCGCACCCTAATCGCGATATATGGGATATGGACGGCTGGAGGGAGGCGTGTCCGGCGCTGGGGCATTACCTAGAGTTAGATACCCTCAAACACCTTGCCGCAACGAACGACCCTATGGCTTTTAGGTGCGAGGTGTTATGTCAATGGTTAGATAACACCGCTAGCCCGTTCGAGGCTGGGGCTTTTGACGATTGCGCCGATGAAAGTATCACCCTTACCGAGGGCGGTGAGCTGTATTTTGCTTTTGACAAGTCGCACACGCAACGTCACGCTGTGTTGGTCGCCGGACAGAAGCTAGGCGATATAACGAACTTATTTGCGCTACAAGAGTGGAATTCCACTAACGCGCTAGATGAGGTCAGACTGGCCAGCGATATCAACGCGCATGTGCGCAAATGGCAACCAAAATTAGTTTTATATGATCGTTATATGTCGCAAAATACCGCCACCTACCTAGCAGCGTCGGGGGTGGCTATGGCCGATTGCTCGGGCAAAAGCCAAGTAGAGGCCGCGCACCGGTTCGCGCAAATGATGAGCGCTAGGGTATTACGCCACAAAAACGAGAAGGTGTTGGTAGAGGCCGTCAATAGCTGTTCGAGCAAGCTGAGCGAGAACGGATGGCGGTTGGTCCGTCGGCGATCCAGCGGTGAGATATGCGCGGCTATATGCGCGGCTATGGTGAGTTGGCAAGCCTCAACCCCGCAAGCAAAACCAGTCATCTACGTTGCCTAGTAACACGCGCAGGACAAAAGGGACAAACGGGCACATAATGTACTAAACTACGCCGCGTGACGATACTAGACGCGGTTGCCAAAGTTTTATTCCCGCAACCCAAAATAGAGGCGCAATATGCGCCGCCGGTCATGACGCTGCCCGAATTCACAAGCTTTAACTATTACGGTAATACTGGACGTTTTGTTACGCGTCATGAAGCGCTGGGCGTGCCTAGCGTGAAAAAGGCCCGCGATCTCATTTGCGGGATTATCGGGACGACACCGTTTTGTCTCTTCCGTAAAAATACTGGTCAAGAACTCACTAGCCCCGCTTGGTTAGAACAGCCGGACCGTAACCAACCGCGACAAGTGACTATGGCCTATACGACAGATAGTCTATTTTTTTACGGCGTTGCCTACTGGGAGGTCATCGAGCAATACGCCGACGGCACCGGACGACCCTCTCGTTTTGCGTGGGTTGCTAATGAACGCGTCACACCACGATATAACGAGAACTCAACGTTAGTTATCAGTTACGCGGTAGATGGTCGAGTGCGGCCGATGGATGGCTTAGGTAGCCTAATTACCTTTCAAAGTCTCAACGACGGTATTTTATCTGTCGGTGGTCAAACCATACGTGCAGCACTAGACGCGCAATATGCCGCTTGCGTCAATGCGCGTACGCCTATCCAAAGCGGTTATATCAAAAATACCGGCGCAGACTTGCCGGAGGATCAAATCGTGGGGCTGTTGGCGAAATGGAAACAAAGTAGGTTGCAAAATAACGTAGGGTATTTAAATGCGGCGCTAGAGTTCAAGACAACCAGCTTTAGTCCAAAAGAGATGGGCTATAACGACTTTTTGCAATTCTTAGCCACAGAGATTGCGCGCTTGTGCAACGTACCGGCTTATATGTTGAGCGCGGACCTAAATAACTCTTTGACTTACGCTAATGTGATTGACGAGCGCCGACAATTTGTGGATATGTGCCTTCGACCATACATAGAAGCGATTGAGGGTCGTTTATCCATGAACGATATAACAAGTAACCAAAATTACGTACGCGCTGAGTTAGACGATAACTTTTTAAGGTCTGACGCGCTCACACGTCTAGCTGTAACAGAAAAATTACTACAACTCAATTTAATTACTGTAGAACAAGCACGGGAAAGAGAGGATCTAGCACCTAATGGTTCCAATGAACTTATTAACATTTAGCGGTACGATCGAAGCCGCTGACGCTACCCGCCGAGTAATCAGCGGAAAGATCGTGCCTTTTGGCGAAGTCGGCGCAACCTCTGCCGGCGAAGTAGTATTCGAGCGCGGGTCCATCTCTATACCTAATCCGCGATTCAAGCTGTTATTAGAACACGATCCCAAACAACCCGTAGGCCGTGCGATAAACGTACAAGAGACCGAGGACGGTATCTACGCGCAATTTAAGATAGCCGAAACCACGCGCGGTAATGACGCACTCATCGAGGCTAGCGATCTCCGCGATGGTCTTAGCGTTGGGGTCCTAGTCTCCAAATCCGTTGATCGCGAAGGCGTGTTATATGTGCAAGCCGCCGAAATGCAGGAGACCTCTTTAGTCCACACAGCAGCTTATAAATCAGCGCAAGTCACCAACGTTGCCGCTAGCGAAAGCGAAGCGGAAAACATAAACCAAATCAAACCGAACGAAAGCGAGGCAGTCGTGCAAAACACCGACACCCCATCCGTCGAGGTAGAAGCCGAAAAGGTCGAAGCCTCGCGTCCACGCGTATCTGTAACCAATATGGAAGTACGCCACCCCATCCGCACCAAAGCGCAATACTTGGAACACACTATTAAAGCAACTCTCGGTAATGACGAAAGCCGCGATTACGTTAAGGCTGCCGACGCTGAGGCCGCTAAGCTTATGACCTTTGCCGACGATAGTTTCTCAACCAACCCGGCATTTTCGCCCGTGCAATTCTTAACAACCGTTGTTGATACCCTTATCGGGTCACGTCCAGCGATTGACGCCTTAGGCGGCTCTCGCGCACTATCCGCTAGTGGTATGACGGTATCCATACCGAAAATCACAACTAACAGCACCGTAGCCGAAACTGCCGAAGGTGGCGCGCCATCTGAAACAGGAATTGTCAGCTCGTACGTTAGTGCAACCGTCAAGAAATACGCCGGATTGCAACGCTACTCGGTCGAACTTCTAGAGCGGTCCGATCCCTCGTTTTTTGTTGCCATGAACGAAAATATGCAACGCGCCTATAACAAGGCAACCGACGCAGCTGTTATCGCAGAGATCACCTCTGGCGGTACGCAAGGTGCAGCCGTGGCAGCAACCAGCGCCGGTATTATCTCTTATGTATCCACAGAAGTACCTGCAGCTTATGCTGCTGTTGGTGAACTCGCGACCGTGTATATCGCCGGTACTTCCCAATGGTCGTTACTCATGGGCGCGGTGGATACTACTGGCCGCCCCATCTATAACGCAGCGACGCCATTTAACAGCGGCGGAAACGCCGGCCCACAAAGCCTTCGCGGTAACGTGCTAGGTCTTGATCTCTACGTTGACGCCAATATGGTTGCCACCACTATTGACGAGTCAGCTTTTATTTGCGTGCCAAGTGCTATCTATATCGCCGAAAGTCCGGTGCTACGTCTTTCGACCAACGTTCCAGTCTCGGGCGAAATTGAAACGATGTTGTACGGATATATGGCAGTCAAAACGTTAGTAGCCGGTGGATTGCGTCGTTTTAATCTCACCTAATACCAACGACCAATTAATTCCCTAACCTCACTATCCAGTAATGGTGAGGTTAGGCCTAAATAATGTAAGGGGTGCCAAATGGCCGCGACCTATATAACGATGGCCGAGCTACGTACTTTACTGGGCATCGGCACCCTTTACACCGACGCGGTTGTCGAGGAGGTTGCGCAAGCTGCCGAGGATTACCTCAATAAATTCCTATGGTTTAACACCGTGCCGTTGATGGCAACGGAAGTAAAAGAAACCAACGTAGCAACCGTTACGACCCCGATACCTCATGGTTTTGCCGAAGATCAAAGCGTGACCATCTCTGGCGCTGGGGCTACCTTCAATGGCGCAAAAACGATTATTGACGTCACTACCTATACCTTCACCTACGCAGTCACTTCAGCGGTCACCGAATACGTTTTGGTTCGACCTTATGGCACAATTACTGGTCCTTACAATGCGACCGCATACGCCTCTGTACCGGCTGTACGCGAAGCTGCCGCCACCGTAGCCGTTACTATTTGGCAAAGCCGGCAGGCCCCTAGTAACGCGGTTGCTACGGTGGACGGCTTTATCAGCTCGCCCTATCAACTTGGTAATACTTTATTAGCAAAGGTGCGCGGTATTTTGGCCCCGTACCTTACCCCTAGCGGTATGGCCGGATAATGCCTAGCCCTATCACTACCCTGCGATCTACGCTGGCAACTGCTTTAACCAATAACGGCGTATGGAGTGTATTTGCTTACCCACCGCAAGCGCCGTTGGCCAACAGCGTTACCATCATGCCGGACGAGCCGTATATCCGCGTCCTTTCCAATACTCGCACAGCGATCGCGCCCATAGCACGTTTCAAATTGCTGTTACTGATCCCGCTTTTTGATAATCAAGGCAACCTTAATAGCATGGAGGATTTTATCGTCGCTGTGCAAACCAAATTAGCGGCGGCCTCTTTAACGATCAACGTAGGCGAATACTCCGCACCGTCAATCTTAGAGCAACCCAGCGGCAACCTATTACAAACTGAAGTCTCTATCGAAATTCTTACAAGTTGGAGTTAAAAATGTATCAAATACAAACGGATAACGAGATTTTGGGCAAAGGTAAAGGCGAAATCCTTACCGCTGCTCAGCTAGAAGGCTGGGATATAGCCCAGTTGGTCAGAACCGGCGTACTGAAAAAAGTACCCGATAAACCCACCATTACGACAAAGACTAAGGAGTAACACCTAATGGCTACCGTGTATTTTGCCAATAGTCCACAATTTACGCTAGGGAGTTACAGCCTTAGCGAGTGTGTACAAAGCCTCACTCTTACACTTAATTATGAGCAACTTGACGTAACTACCTCAGGTGACGCGGCAAGGACTTATCTCAAAGGACTAGCAGCACACACTATCAGCGGCACGCTGTACCTTGATCAGGACGGAACTGTAGCGGCAAATAACAGCCGCGCCGTGCTCAACTCGCTCAAAGGAACCACAGCCGCTTTTGTTATTAAGTATTCAAGCGCGGCAACAAGTACTGATAATCCCTCCTATAGTGGATCATGTTTTGTCAATAATTTTACACCGGTAAATGGCGCCGTTGGCGACGTAGCCCAAGTCGAATTCTCCTTTGACGTAACCACCGATGTAACGATAGCCACCTCATAACGATCAAAGGCGGCTAACAATGGCAAAGTTGATTATCACGCGAGATACCGGCGTAATTGAGGAGTATGTCATTACGCCGGCTATTGAAGTTGCTTTTGAAGCTTACGCAAAAAAGGGTATATGGAAGGCCTTTAGAGATGATGAGAAGCAAACCGATGTGTATTACCTATGTTGGGAAGCCATCAAACGCTCAGGTCAAGTAGTGCCGCCCTTTGGCGAACAATTCCTCAACACGTTAAAAAAGGTTGAGGTAGCTGATAGCGACCCTTTAGATGGGTGAGCGATCCGGCAACGCTCACCTATCAAATCGCTAGTATTGCAGTAGAAACGGGCATAAGCCCACAAGATTTGACCGGATTAACGCCCGAGATGTATGCGGCAGTAATACGGGTATTACACGATAGGAACGAGGCGATAAAACGTGCCAGCAGTAGCAAAGGTAGACGGGTTAAATGAGACGATCGCCTACCTTAAAGAATTTGACAAGGACACGTTGAAAGCGCTCAATAAAGAGCTGTACGTCGAAGTGAAAAAACTGGTACAGCAAACCCGACTAGAGGTACCTACACAAACACCGTTACGCAACTGGAAACCCTATGAGGGCGGTACCAGTCGCTGGGGTAACGAAATTGCTTTCAAGCCAAACAAAGTGCGTACCGGAGTCAGATCAAAAATCGGGCCGGTGCGCAACAAGGCCACCAATACTCGCGAGCGCGTCTATTTTTTAATTCAACAAGATGGGGCCGGTGCGGTCTATGAAACCGCAGGACGCAAAACCAAAGGCAATACGCCACAAGGTAAAGCCTTTATCCGTAACATTGAGGCAAAATCCAATATCACCGTGATCGGTAAGCAAGGGCGGTTGATATGGAAAAACGTCATAGAAAACCGCGACGAGGTAACCGCAAACCTAGCCGCCGTGGTCCGTAAATATGAGGCAATCATTAACGCAAAGTTGGCTAAATAATGGTCATCAAAATACCCATAGTCCTCACTTACAACAATAAAGCCAGCAAGCAAGCCCAACGCGACATAAAAAGCGGTGCCATCGGTATCGAAAAAGCCTTTAAGAAAATGGGTCTAGCCTCAAAACTATCCATAGCCGGTATCACCGCAAGCCTTAGCCTTTTGGGCAAGCAATCGTTAGCAGCTGCTATAGCCGAGGAGAAACAAAGCAAAGCGCTACAACAGACGTTGAAGAATTTAGGCAAATCCTACGAACAAGTACCCGTAGCCGCTTTTGTCAATAAGCTGCAATTTGCCACCGGAGTAAGTGAAGATCTACTACGTCCGGCCCTACAAAGACTTTTGACTACAACAAACGACGTTGCAAAGTCACAACAACTTTTGCAACTTGCCCTCAACATATCCGCCGGCACCGGTAAAGATTTGCAAACGGTGGTCAATGCACTTAGCCGCGCCTTTTTGGGTAATACCGGCGCTTTAGGTCGTCTAGGGGTCAATCTCACCAAAGCCGAACTGAAGGTGGCTAGCTTTGATGAAATCACAAACAAATTAGCCAGTACCTACGCCAATCAAGCGAGCCAAGCCGCAACTACCTTTGGCGGCAAGTTAGCCATACTAGGGGTAGCCGCAGACGAGGCAAAAGAAAAATTAGGCGTAGCGCTTTTAGGTGCTGTTGAGGATTTATCTCAAGACGGGTTCGATGGTCTGACCAAAAGTATCAACAAAAGTGCTGACGCTTTTGTAGGTTTAATTGAGGTAACTACCAGAAGCGGTTTATTAAAAACGCTTAAAGAATTGACTAATGAATCTTTACGATTAAGCGTAGCCGGGCGAGTTTTTGATCGGTTAGCAGAGATAGGCGCAAAGGCCTCCGAAGAACGCACCACAGGGAGGCCACCTCAACAAAGCGAATTAGCAAACCAGCGCCGGCAGATAGCAGAGGCAAAAAAACAAATAGCCCTAGAAAATAAATTACGCGTTGAGGAGGAAAAGAGAAGCAAAGCCGCGCGCGATATTGCAGCGTCCAAAAAGCTTGCAGCTCAGATAGAAGCGACTTCTAAAAGTCTTAACGCCAAGTTAGACGCGGCAAACAAACGCTTAGCCGCTAAATTCGATGAGGAACAGATACAAATACAAGCGGCGCTTAAAGAAAAACTTAGCGAGGAGGAACGCGCACGCCTAAAAGCGCTAATGGCGCTTAAAACAGAGTCACAAGCAGACGATATGAAAGCGTTAGCCGATTTAGAGGCCGCTCAAAAGCGTGTAGCCGACAATGCCGTAGCGCAAGCAAAGAAGATAGTTGCTAACCCGATACGGGTGCCCATCCAATTTGATACTTTTGCCGGGGTCACAACTCCTAGCAGTTTTGGTCTACCGCCCACCAATGTAACCGCCCCTAGCAGTTTTGGCCTACCGGCCACCAATGTCAGCCCAGCGCCGATAAAAGCCAGCGCACCGGCACCGGCAGCGCCTAACATTACGGTTAACGTATCGGCCGGCACAATAGCTGACGAAAATAAATTGACTTACCTAATCGGTGAGCAATTGACCAAATACGTCCGTTTTGGAGGTACAACCGCACCGGCTGGATTTATCTAATGGCTACGCCCTCGCTTACGTGCATAATCAATTTCAGTACCGGCGCGGCTTTCGGCCAAGCCTTCATTATCGGAAGTGGCATATTAGACCAAGACGTGCTAGCCGATAGCGCAAGCGTGATTGTGGACGTATCAGCCCACGTGCAGACCGCGACTATCACCCGTGGCCGTAACTTGCTTACCGACGTCTTCCAAGCGGGCATAGCCACCGTGGTAATCGCCGACCAGTCGGGAGACTTTAACCCTATGAACGCGGCAAGCCCCTATTACGGCCTCTTGCAGCCTCTACGGAAGATACAAATAGGCGCGGTGGACAATAACACCGGCACCCCATACACCCTCTACAGCGGCTACATAACGGGATATAACTACCAACAAGGGCAAGACACCGGCGTAGTCTCTACGACGACCCTAACGGCTATAGATGGCTTTCAGCTGCTGACGCTTGCCACCGTATCCACAGTATCGGGTGCTAGCGCCGGCCAATACACCGGCGCCCGCATAACCAACATACTTGACCAAATAAGTTGGCCTAGCAGCTTACGAGATCTAGACACCGGCCAAACCACCGTACAAGCTGACCCAGCAACGGCGCGCACGGCTCTAGTCGCCCTACAAACCGTGGCGACCACCGAATACGGCGCGCTTTATATAAACCCTCACGGCGCGGTGGTATTCCAAGATCGCGCGCTGACCAGTAGCAGTATCGGCGCCACGCCCACCGTTTTTAGCGATACTGGGTCAGATATCAATTACTCAAATGCTCAATTTGTGCTCAATGACGCCCAGATTTTTAATCAAGCCAATGTGACGGCTACTGGCTTGGCGCAACAAAGTTACACCGATAACGACAGCGTAGCGCTGTATTTTTTGCATAGTTACGACGTCACCGGCCTACTCATGCAGACCACCACCGAGGCCGACAACTACGCGCGGGCCTACGTGGCAAGCCGTAAAGATACCTCTATCCGTTGCGACAGCATTACTCTCAACCTCTTTACGCCCGAC